GGGGATCCCGCTGATGGTTTTGCTAACTCCTTGAAGAGCTTCAACCTGACGCTTGAGCCTGCTGGTTTCATCTCCAGTAACATCGGTAATTTGAACCATTTGCTTTTCAATAAGGGAGGGTGAGTTAATGCCTAATCCCTTTTTAAACCCATCCCATAGCCCCTTAGCAAAGTCTTTAGCAGCATTAAATGCCCCAGTTACCATTTCTTTGAATGCTGAGATGGTTTTCCCGACAATTCCAGTTACCAAGCCTGGAATTTTACCAATCCAGTCTGAGATGGTATTGTATACCCCAACTGCCATTTCCCGAGCCTTGTTCTTCATCTCGGTAAACTTTTGTTGAGCCTTACTAACCATGTTTGTTACAAAGGTAGCTACTCTCATTGGTAATTGCTGGAAAAAGTTAACTACGCCGCTAACCAATTGAGCAGTTAAAGCTACTGCCCTAGCTTTCATTTGAGAAAACTTAGTGGTTACCCAGTTATAAGCTGAAGATAAAAGAGCTGATATTCTTCCCGGCAACTGTTGGAAGAACTGAACCACGCCATTAATTAATTGAGAGGCTAAGCTAATGGCAGTCGTTTTAATTCTGTTCCACCACATTTGAACCCAGGTCCATGTGGCAGATAGCCAAGTAGCTATTCTTCCTGGTAATTGAGCAAACCACTGAACTACAGCAGTAATAATTTGTCCGGCTTTATTATAGATATAGATATATAGGTTAGCAAAGAAACCAACGATGATACCTAATAAAAAGCCTAAAGCAAAGCCTATCCTACCTGGTAAAGCCACGAAGAAGGCTACAATGTTATTACCTAGAGCAGTGAAAAATGCTCCGATTCTCCCCGGTAAAGCAGCAAAGAAAGCTACAATACTTTCCCATGCAGTAGAAGTTGTGGATTTAACCCATTCCCAAGCTTGACCTAACTTTTGAGGAATGGTAACGGTAAAGAAGTTTATGATTGCATTCCATGCAGCTGATGTTTTATCTTTAATGGAGTCCCAGAGGTTACCAAACCATTCAGGTAAACCCTTGATCCAGTTTAGGGTAGCATCCCAGGCACTTTTAATGCCCGACCATAAGCCTTTCATAAAGTTACGGAATCGTTCACTACGCTTCCACAGTATGATGAAACCGACAACAAGGAGAGCAATAGCAGCAATAATCAAGAATACTGGGTTGGTAAGCATGGATAATGAAAAAGCTTTCATAGCTTTTGTAGCAATGCCAAGTGTATTTTTTAATAACCCGAATACAGCCTTAAGGTCCATTAACATGAATATGAATCTTAACCCTGTACCTACAATAAAGGTTAAGGTACCCATTAGGATTAGCCCTGCCGCGGTAAAGGCAATAATCTTCATAATAAGCTGCTGAGTAGCGGGGCTTAAATTACCAAACCATTGAACTACCTGAGTAACTCGTTGAACAATACCCCTTAAAAACTCCTGGAAAGGCGTACCAGCTTGAATTAGTAAGGTATCAATATTACCCCGGAGGATTTCAACATCCCCACTAAGGTTATCCATCCGTTTAGCAGCAACATCTGCGGCAGTAGTTTTACTAATTGCCTCAGACATTTCATTAAAGCCCTTAGTACCTTCTTTCATGAGGTTCAAAACCGTCGGTAAAGACCGAACATTGAACATGGTTTGAAGGGCTTTAATTTTGTCTTTTTGGGTAAGATTCTTAGTAGAATCGTTAAGGATATCAAGTACCTGGGGTAAAGGCTTCATCTTTCCGGAAGCATCATAGAACTTATTACCACCATTAGCAGTAATAATCCCAAGTTCTTTCATCATGGCAGTAGCTTTTTTAGTACTGCCTCCTAGACCAATCAGCATTTGTCGTAAGGAAGTACCGGCAGTAGAACCTCTAATACCGTATTTACCAAGCAACGCAGTGGCAGTATTTAGTTCATTAAACTCCACACCAAGGGAGGCTGCAACGCCGCCCGCATACTTTAGGGTTACTCCCAGGTCAGCTACTTCAACCATTGACGCATTAGCTGCACCCGCAAGCTTATCTGCTACTCCCGTCGCATCAGATGCGGCCAGACCAAAGGTTTTAACTGAAGATGTGATTATATTGGCAGCATCAGTTAAGGGAATATCTGCTGCTGCACCTAGGCTAGCAACAGCTTCACCAATACCGTCAATCATTTCCTTGGCGCTTACACCAGCTTTACCGAGTTCGATAAATGATTCCGCAATTTCATTTGCTGAATATCGAGTATCAGCCCCAAGTTGGAGAGCCTTATCACTAAGCTTCTTCATTTCTTCAGCTGAGGTATTAGTTACTGCCCCAACGAAGTCCATCTGCTTTTCAAAGTCAGCAGCCTTTTTAACAGCCAGCCCTAAACCAGCACCTAGTAATAAGCCACCGCCAAGCATTGCTGTGCCAGCGGCTCGCATTACTGCCGCACCGCGGTTTAAAGCAGTAACCGTCTTGAGGTTGGCCAAGCGTACTGCAGAATAAGTTGCAAGTGCTTGGCGAGCATCAAGGATGATCTGACCCCTAATAACTCCCAGGGTAGTCAAGGTTACTCCTAGCTAAACATAGCGGCGGGATCTGAATAAGTATTAGTTACGACCTTAGACGGAGATAGTAAAGTTTTTAGCTTAGCTTCTCTCCTGGCTTGCATGGCAGCTGTTTCTCTATCAGTTTTCTCTAGCTTTTCTAGCTCTCCCTCAATGGTTAATCCAAAGTACATTACTGCCTCATCAAAACAGTGTGTCAGGTAGGGGTCTTTCTCCCGGTGGAGAGCTAATAGCCGGTGGGGTTGAACTTTCCACATCTTTGAGGTTAACCAAGTGCTCCACATTAGTTCCGAGTTCATTACGAAACTGAGCAATATCTTGAGTACCCCCCGTAACCCATTGGAAGACAAATAACTTATCTTCCATGTCAACCTCATCTATGTAGAGGTATTCCTCAGAACGATTCGCTTCATCTTCGGGAATAGGGTATAACTTCGGCATTACCCAGGCTTGGATGTTTACGTTATCCATCATTACCGATACTTCTTCAAGGTCAGAGAAGTCCATATCAGCAATTTTCTTATCCAGCTCTTCCGTAGTACCTTGTTTGATGGCACTTTGAACCAAGGGGATTAAGCTGTTGGGAATTCCGCCACCACCCATAAAAGCCTTCAGTGAATCCACCTTTTTAACTTGGATGGTTGATCCTGACGGAAGGGTAATTTCAGCCCTTGCTTTTTTCTTAAAATCTTGTGGAGATGCGATTCCCATTTTATAGCTCCTCAGTTTTTTAGGTTCCGGAAATTACTTAGTAGTATATCAGTGTGTCGCGTTGCGTCGCGTTTCGTATCGTATTGACTTCATCAATATACGAATACGCAACCGCAACACGCACACCGATACTACGTCAATCATACCGCGAGACGATACTTTTGGTCAATATCCTAGCTAGGCAATTGGTGTAACCGTCTCATTGTGGACAAAGTCATATAGCTCACCAGTCGTGAGGTCACCATAACCTTTACCGCTTGCTTTGGTTAAAGTGAAGTTACCATTTTCGTTACCGGCCTCAAGGTCACCGTCGGCCTTACAGCGATAAACTACCCCATGGAAATCTCCGCCAGAATCGCTAATGGCTTGACCCTCAACCTGGAAATAGGGACGAGCATCAGTAGTTTTCTTGGAGAATTTCCGTGATTGAGCTGGTGTGGTACCAGTATTGGTAATAGTACCTCCAGCCATAACTCTCCAGGCCGCAAATGAGATACCGCCACCTTCAAGTTCCCACTCAATGAGTGGGCCCTTACCATGGGAAGCGATTGTGGTATCATCTCCCTCGAGAGTTTCAAAGTCCTCGGTTTCTTTAAACTTGAAAACTCTAGCAGCAGGTAAATCTTGCTTATTGGCGGAATCTAGGGTACCATCAGCATTAATCGGGGTAAGCTTAACATCTCGTAGTCCGAAGGGTAAAACCACATTTGGCAGAGCCATTTCTACATTCTCCTATATTTGAAGTGATAGAGTTTTGCTATTTAATTATTTGAGGCAATTGGGGATAACCACAGCCTACCTAAAAGTACGTATTTGACAATTTATGAGCCCTTAGTGCGATTGCGAGGAGCCTTAACTTCTGCTGGCTCAGGGACCAAGTCCTCAACTTCTGGTTCTGGTTCTGGTTCTGCCACCTCTACAAACTCATTGCCAAGTTTCTTTAATAGAGCTTTACCAACAGCCGGGGTTACTTCTACAGCCTGATTCCGGAGGAAGGCAGTCTTATGAAAATCTTCTTCCGGTAAATCTTTAGCATTTAGTACTCTAATATCGGCAAAGCCAATGTACTTAACTAACATTACTATCTCCTCTGATATAGTTGAACCTTGAGTAACGGGTAATGGTCCCTAAAGTATCATCATCTAGGTCACGAGAAGTTTCCATCCATTCTAAATGGATAACCTCCCTGGGTGGATTTACCCAGAAAGATGGGCTATTGATAATGGATAATACCCGGTTAATCCTAGTATAATCACTGGGTTTGTCATGGACATGAACTTGAAAATATTGTCTGCTAGGTCTAATGGTTTCGGATAGCCCTAAATCGGTGTGGAATCCAAAGGTATAAAACATGAATAGACCAGAGGGAGTTCGGGTATTCCTCCAAGACTCACCTTGAGTTACAAATAACTCGGGATCACAGTCATTAGCTAATAAGTAGGCTGTCAAGTCAGGGTCAGTAGTAAGCCTATTATAAATCCATTCCCGAATCATGAGATAGTTACCCCCTGAGCCTTAATAAAGAAGTTATCGGCAAAAGCTTCTATGGTAGGCTGTAAAATCGCAAATCGACCGTTCTGGATTACTTCTAGCCAATAGCCATAATCTACCCCATGCTCTAGAGTGATACTGATTTGACCATAGCTATCCCCTGACACTTCAGTAGTTAGTTTATTTCGAGCATTGCCAGTTCGATCTTCCCAGGGAGCATTAGCTCTAGCATACTCAAGCATATCTTGGGCTGTTTCCACACCAAGTTGTTTAAGGGCAGGGGTTAAAGCTAAAGTTCTGGCAGTAATGACACCCGTTATACCATCCCACCAATACATGCCTGCTTTGTTAGCCATTATCCCTCCCCCATGTTGGGGATACGATTGTTACCCAAGAAGTCTAGAGAAAAGAGTGTTCGTTCTTCAGTATCAGGTTCTACCGACATAACCTGGTAAACCCCATCACGGTAAAAGAAGTGGTCATTCTTAGCAATCTCTAATTTATGAGACCCGATACCTAAATAGGGCCAACGGTCAATTTCACCAGCCTCAGAGTTTGTAGCCATATTGCCGAAACGATGGTTAGCAGGTATTAATCTAATCCTTTGTGGATCCCTTGGTGTGGAATCAGTTAAAACAAAGGCACCAGCTGGAGTTTTTACCTTAACCTTAGTGATGAAAGATACATCAGCGTAATCTGCGTCAATAAAAGCTTTAACAATTCTACGTCTAGTTATAAGCTCTTGGCGAGAAATCATAATGGTCTCCGAATCCGACCAATTCTAGTTCTTCCCACACCAACCGAAGAGTCTAATAATCCCTTATAGTATGAAACCATCTTAAGGGCATTGTCATGTAGATCACTCATGGACCTAGAAGCATTACCATCATTGATATCCACAAAGTTAGCATAGATGGCTGCTTTAGTTTCCCAACCCTTAACATAGCAAGCAGCTAAATTACCCTCAAAAGCTTGGATTATATTGGTTAGGTCAGCATTACTAAATAGGGTATCACTCTCTGACCCATCGGAAGGGATAACTTCACCTAATGCTTCTCTTAAGCTATTGATTTGATCAGCTAGGGTAGCCATGGTTATCCCTTCCGATGAGAGAGTTTCTGTTAAGATGCCGCGAGAATTGCGTTAATAAGATCCTCTTTAGTCTTAATGCCTCTGGTGCTAAAATCTACTCCAGCAGCCTTAAGACTCTTGGCATAAGCAGATAGCTGTTCTTTAGTTAACTCATGAAGAGCCTCAGCAGATAATCGCTCAATTTCTTGAGTTTCATCCCCATCCTCTTCATCCAGGTCATCTTCATCTTCATTGGTACCGGCTAGTCTAACCTCAACTGCATTGCCAGTATTTTCCATTTGAGCTAGAAGATGTTCTCGATACTTTTCATCATGGTATCGAGGATCATTTGATACCTCTGTACCATCAGGCATTAAAAAGTATACAACCTCATCATTATCCGGCATAGTAATTCACCCTCTCATCAGGCGTAGATTGTCGGAACAGTGTAGGAACCGTTGGTAGTTACCTGCATGACCACACCAGCCCCACGATGGCGAATACCCGTGCCAAACCCTCGACGATAGAAGGAATCTACTAGGGGGTAGTCACTTCGTTGACCGGGAATAATCTTTAGCCCACGGTAAGCAGGGTTAGCATGCTGACGAATACCAACTGGGTTGTTAAGGTTGTCATTGCCACCAGAAGCAAAAGCAAAGGGGTACCCCGTGGGGATATTCATGTCTTCTACAACATGGAAGGCACCGTAAGTACCGATTTCACCCGGTACAGTACCCTGCGGACCACCTACATACTGGCCATTGTTCGGTACCCAAATCTTGCCCTCATAGAGGCTAGCATTGGGAACAAAGTCATAACGAGCACCTGAGGAGGTACGGAATGCTCGAATACGATCTGCTTCTTGCTTAGCTACCAGCAAAACCAGAGTGTATCCGCCCTGTAGGTTATAGCCGTGGTGATTGAGCTCATCCATCATCGTATCTACGTTAGCACTGGTAATTTGAGCTCCACCAGAGGTAAGGTAGTGGCTGTGAGTACCCGAGTGAGTAAAAGTCCCAACTGCCGGGGGAACTTCACCATCAGCATTATAGAACTTAAATACCGTGGTGGGCTCGTTCTTATCTCCAACACCCTGGACGTTAATGGGGTTGTAGATGGTCTTCATAACCCGGTTGAATACCAGAGTTTGGTCGGCTTCAAGTGCAAGGTTATGTTGCATCTCAAGTTGAGCACGATCAGCTTCAGCAAGGAACATCCAGGTGTAGCGGAAAGCTAGATCGTAGAACGTGAAGTCATAACCCCGGAATTGACGGATACCACCCGCACGGCCACCTACCGGTTGGCCATACTCAGATGCTTCCTCAAAAGCAAGCTTACTGGGTACAGTAACTGAAGTAATAGCCCCAGTAACAGCATAGGATAGTCGATTAATGAGCTTGTTTTTTGACTCATTACGCATCCGGATGGTTTTAAGGACCTCATCATAGAAGTCATTAAGGTCAGTGCCATCCGCAGCAACAATTACGTCAGCACGCTCATTAAAACCTTGTTCTCGACCAGAAATCTGCTGATCGCCGACTAACCAAGCCGGTAAAGTTAGGTCAGCCATTGCTGATAGCCCTCTCTTGTTTAGTGTGATACTCATGCCGCACACCGAACTACGAATCGGTTAGCTTCTACAGTATAGCCCACTTTGGTATTACCTGTAGGTACGTTAGTTAAATCACCTGCAGCAGTGCAATATACGGGGATTCCCGCTGCAAGACCAGTAATATGGCTAGTAGTAAGATCTACAATTTCACCATTAGTCATGATATCTACAACATTGCCGGCAAGGCAGCCAATGGGGGTAGCGGGGTTAACAGTTCCCATTGGTCCGGTCGTTGTTGCAGACCACGGCTGACGAGCACCATTCTTAACAAGAATACCGCACAATCCCGAAGTGCCAGCAGTACCAATTACTACCCGACCCTGAGCATTGATAGAAACGGCCTTGGGCCCAAACTCACCGTTGCTGTCCAGGGTTAGGTTAGCAGCTAGGGGAGCTCGGAATCCACCTGAGATGGGGTCATACTTATCGTAACGGGGCATTTCAACTCCTTAGTTAATTTTTATAAAGCGGAATAACGGTTGCGTAACAGGGTTTCCTCATCAGTACCTGAATTGGAGGGGGGTTTTCTAAAAGAACCGCCAGATGGAGGCTGATTATTAGGTGCAGTAGCAATGAGGTGTGGTTTCTTAGTACTGAGGGTTTTAAGAGCCTTCTTGAGTTCCATCAGATCTACTTCAATATTAGCAGGATTTTCTTCATCCTGCTCTACTGCAAAGGCACTTCTATCAACCTGAAGTACAGCATCTTCTGGGTCAATAAACTTAAGTTCTGAGGCTAATTTGGTAATCTCAGAGTTAACCTTTAGTTGCTTAACATAGTCAGCCAAACCTTTTAGGTTATTTTCAGCTTTAGTCAGTTGACCTTTTAGTTGAGTAGTTTCACCCTCACCTTCACCATTTGGTTCAGTTGGGACAGGAGATGAAGTCTTTGCTGCCTTAAGCTGTTTTCTAAGAGCCTTGTTGTTTTCTCTCTCCTTGAATAGAGAACTCTTTAGGCCAGCAACTTCTTCAGCTGTAAAGGTCTCTTCATTACTACCATCATCATCCTCGGTTAAGGAGTTATTAGCATCATCTGAACTACCATCTTCATTTGATTCTTCAAAACCGATGATGAGCTTGGCATCCCACCAAGCTGGGATAGTATAACCCGACATCCTTATTTCTCCTTAGTAGTTACGCTTCCCGCGCATTGAGAGCATCTCGCTCTGTGAAGCTAAGATTATCTTAATCTGTTGCTTCTGTCCCGTTACTTTCATTAACTTTATCCTTGTTGTTACTATCGTTTACTTGTGGTAACGTAGAATCAACTTGGATTGAAGTCTCTCTCATCATATCGCCATTTTCTTTTGAGATCAAGGACTGCAATTTTAGTTTTTCTTTTTGTTCTTTCAAGATTTGATCTGAAATCCCCTTTGGAAATACATAACCAAGCTTAGAAGCTTCTTCTCTGTAGTACTCAGCAGAGATAATCTCACGATCAAACATATTGTTTAGTTCATTAAGCTTAGCCACCTTGTTAATGGGCAATTTATCACCAAGAGTAGGAACAATATCCGATTTAACTTCTACTCTCTCATAAGCTTTATACCACTGTTTCCAGTCATAGAACAAATGGGTTAGGGTATCTACCATAGCTCTATCTCGAGGAGCAATTTTAGCTAAAGTCGGTAAAAAGCTAATGGCTAAAGCAATACCCGACTCCGCAAGTTGGACATCTACTCTGCCCAATGCAATATCTGACAAACCAGCACTATGTTGAATCTTTTCCTCAAGGTACTTAATTTGATCCATCGCAGGGTTAATGCTGGTGACACCTTGAACCCGCTTAAAACCTGCTCCAGGTGTTAGCTCAATGACTGAACCTGGGGAAATTACCCAGTCAATCTCATTGTTATTTTGATCAATAGGTCTACCGCCATCGGTAGCATATACTCCAAGTCCCTCAAGAGATAATGCTCCCTGAACATCAGTGTCTTGTTGGCTAATGGCTTTCATTAGCCCTTCTAGAGATTTAATCTCTGAAGTTCCAAATTCCCAACCTGACCATTCACGGTTTTTAAACCAGTAAACAGGAATGGAGGTAATCTCATCGGGCAAATAACCTGGTGGGATCACATCTCGAACTAGCTCGGGATTTTCATCATACCAAGGTGTGGAAGCCCTAAAAATGCTTTCCCGTCTAAATACCCTTTTGATTCCGTTATTTGAATCTTCATCAAGTTCATAAGAAAGCTTTCTTACATACTTCTCAGTATCATTAGGGTCATCATTTACATAGTCAGTTACTAAGTCACAAGCAACTAACTTATCGGGATCCTCATCATCCCAAGTGGGAAATACCATATGAGGTAAAACCTCAGTTAATGATAACCGAGTACCAGCAGATTTTTGGGGAGTAGCTCTGAGGTGGAAAACAAAGTCGCCCCTTACCACACCAGCTAATTTGGCTACTTCAAACCGAGAGTAGAACTTTTCACGAGCCAAGAACTGATCTAGGAGCTTTTGTTCTCCCCCGTTTTCTACCCTAAGGTTTAAATCTTTCAAGAGGTAATGAGAAGTTACGTTACATACAATCTCAGCATTGGGAACATAGACGGGTGATTCCCCGTCCAAAACCCTTAATTGGAATTGTCTAGGGTCGTTCCAATAGACTTCCTCGTATTTTTGATAAGCACTGATTCTGTCAACATGATTAGCTGGAACGCCTGAGGTAGCAGGAATTTTACCTAAAGCAGTAATAGTTGACCATTGCGTGAATTGAGTGGGCATTTATTAACTCGCTTTCTTCATCCGAACACTTGATTGACGAGTTCCACGAGCTTGAGTACGATTTTCCATGTGACCCTTAAAGAATCGACCTAATGCCTCAGGTCCATGGTTATCCTTATCCATGGGCAACTCACTATCATTCCTGGTTTCACTTGTACTTTCAGGCCAACGATAACCCTTACTCATCTCCCAAATTAGCTGTTTACAGCTACGGTTTACATACAGTTTAGGTTTTTTATCTGGGTGACCGGGTGGTAGATAATCCGGTCTAAGTTTAAGGCTAGACCTAATCAAGGATAAACGAGTGCTTAGATCACCACCGGTGTTTCCTCGAAGAGGTACTTTAAGGACTCTTCTTAAAATTGCCGCATCATCTGGAGCCGCAGGATCATAATAAATGCTAAGTAACTTGTTAGTCAAAGGGTGATATTTAAACTCATTCTCAGCAATATCACTTGTATCACGTAGTTTAAACCGATGTTCACCAACTACGTATACTACATTCTCGGAATCTACCTGGATCCATAGCCATACCCAGTCATTGGTAAAGCCAAAGTCAATAGCTGCATAAAGGGGAAGATCGGGGTTATAGCCCATATCTGTAATGTGGATATCATTATCCCACTCAGTCATAACCCGCCCAGTTTTTTCTACAAACTTAGCTTCATATTGACGTTGGAACTCATCATCAGTTAGGTCACTTTTTGCTTCTTGAATCTCTGGGTCATTAAAACCACCGGGAAACATGACATTGTTTGACCATGAGGGCATTCTCCAGGATTTCCACTGTGGGGCAGTGGGGTCCTGGCCTCGGTTATAAGCCCAATAAAGTAGTGATGACTCTGTAGCTTGTTCAGGTACTCCAGACATTAATGACCAGCCACGTTTATCCGATAAAGCCGGACGGATATAGTCACCGAACATCTTACGCTTATGTCTACCGGCCTCAACTAACAGGACAAAGTCTAAGCCTTCTCCAACCAAGCTTTCGGGATGTTTCGCAGAACGACACTCGAGGTCAAATCCCCATCGTGTAGTAATTCTCATATTACCATTGTCAGTATTGCTAAGAAACTTAGAACTTACCTTATCAATGCCTAGTGACTTAAAGGTATTATAGACAATTCTAAACTCTTTTTCGCAATCGGGGTATTCTGGCCCTACAATCCAGCCACGCATAGGCTGGCCTAACCAGTTCTTAATAAAGGCAGAGCATTCCATCTCTTTTCCGCCAAGTAACGTTTTGCCCCAACGCCTTCCATTACACAGTACCCTATGACGAGTGTTATCATAGTGAATAAGCTTTTGCCCTTGGTGTGGCTGGTAACCAGTTTCCTGAAACCATTTATCTTTTCTAAATACTTGTCCTTGTGGGATTTGAAAGCTCATGTGGAACTCTTTTCCTCAGTTTTTATTTCTAGCCTACGGGGGTTACGATGGGGTGGGGGTTCTACTTTAATACCTTGTAGTTGACAGGCATAATAGGCTTGCCATGCCCAAGCTTCGATAGCATCTATATACCTATTTAAACTTGCTAAGTCTGCGGTTAAGTTGTTAATTTGACGGTTCTTTTCACGAATATCAGCATCGTCTGCTTCACTAGCTAATCGTCGTCTAGTATCTACCCATTCTTTCCAGCTATTAGCCAAAGGCCCAAGTATTTTAGGTATGGCCGCAGAAATACTTACAAGTATAAAAAGAATGGTCAAAACCCATAAAGCTACTGGTGATTGATTAAGATCCGGTATCGTCGTATCCATGGCTTTTAAGGGGCCTTCCTTTGAGGAGCCATTACTCTTTCAACAACCATAGAACAAGAAGTACCATCGGGAGCTCTGGGTCCAGTTCTTAGCCACCAATAAAAGTGAAGCATAGCCAGTATTAATAGGGGGTTACCAGCTCGAATGCCATTTAAAGCATCCCTATTTAATGCATCCTGATAGTAAGCAATAGCTAATATTCCGTAAGCAATCCAAGCAATACTATGACCCACCCAGACTCCAAAATGATACCGGGTAAGAAGGGAAGTAGCTAATATTAACCCTGCAGCTAAAAAAGTAATACCCCACCAATGAGGGGCAAATGCTTTTTCCCAGGTAGAGCTATCATCAAATGTATCTTTACCCCATAAATAATCTAAGCCTCTAATAATAGTAAATACTACCGCTGCCCCTAGTATAATTTTCCTATCCCGTGGGTCTAAACTGGCCATATGCCACTTTTTATAACTAAAGATTGCCATGGTCACACCTTTCTTGATACTCGGTTATCAATCATGAAGAATTGATCTGAAAGCACTTGAGCAATGCTCACGAAGTATTGTAGATCGGTGACCCCAGAAACGTCCGCTATCATGGTGGGAATCCTTCAGCCGGGGGAAAGGTTGCTTGGGAGGCAGGGATGCCGCCAGGGCAGCATCAGCACGGACCCGCTCATCCCGACGTCGCGGGGCGGGCGTGGCAGCAGCCGTCGCGGCACGGGCCCAGTCCTCGTCAGCCAGCAGCAGGAGGCCGGACTTCCTCCAGCGCGTGCCGGAGGAAAGCGTCGGTGACCGCCGCGGGGTTGGCCCCGGGAGGCGGCGGCATCTGCCCGACCGCGTACGCGTAAACGCTCGCGACGGTGTCGCCCGTTTCGTTGACGGGTGCGGCGGCGAGCAGCCGCATTCGGGTGTCGACCCACTGCCCGGGCGCGTCGATCCCGACCTCAGCGGCGGCTGAAATCAGCCGGTCTCGAAGGTAAGGGTCGTTCGCGGCGGCAGTGACATCTGCGAGGGTGTGAGCCATAAGAAGGGTCTCCTTTATCTAGGTGGGTTAGACGGCGCTCACGGTGAGCGCGCCTGCGTCGGTCACGGTGAGCCGGTACCGAGTTCCGTTCGGTGAGCGGAAGATGATGCCGCGAGTAGCGT